CGACTTTGCACTGAAAACAGAACTCCTGCATTCGGACCCTTTATTAGCAGAAGTGCGTCTGGTGGAGTCCGACAGCTTATGTTTGGACTTGAAGTGCCGGGAACTGAACTTATGGAATTTTCGTCCGGTTTTCGATGCAGTAGTACAGATATATTACGAAATTTATGCCCAAATAATGACGGGGCCTAATTTTACCATGGCCTCAAATTTGACAACATTATGGTCTGATATAACCCGTATGACTCGGAATATATGTAGTGTAAACGTCAGTAGGTATAATAATACGGAAATTCTCCAGATGACTAAACTTGTCTGTGTGAAACGTATGTGGGCATGTATGATTAAGGTTGCCAAACTGGATTTCCCGCTCCCCAAGAGCGGCGTTCTCGACAATACAAATATGGATATCGCATTGGTGAGGTTGAGACGCCAAAAATCGATGGGCCACGCAATTCTATTAAGTTTAAAATGTATGACGCTCAAGCAGCTTCTGAGCGTCGTCCTATGCGTGTTTCTCTTGGGGTTCATTATGATGGCGCATCGTACCCGCAACCTGATGTGGATGATGCCTTAAATGGCATCGCAGCTGTCTGTGCTAGAGTAGGGCGAAATTTACCGAAATGTGATAAAACTGCATTAAAACGTTTTGGTGAATTTGTTGACAGATGGTTGCTTAAAAATATGAAGCCCTTGGCTGCTGATACTGACGTTTCTTTTGAGACTTGGATTAATGGTACGAACTACAATTCTGCCATACGTGAAAAGTTTCGAAGGATTAATACTGAGTTTGAATGTGGTTATTGCTTGAAGAAAGGAGATTGTGCATGTAAATGCTTCTTAAAAATGGAGTCTTATCCTGCCTTCAAGAATCCGCGTGGTATCTTTTCTCGGTCTGATCGGTTTAAGTGTCGTGTAGGACCTTACTTCAAATTGATCGAGAAAGAGTTGATGAAGATGGATTATTTTATTAAAAAGATACCTGTTTCTGAAAGACCTGCTTACTTGAAAGAAAGGTTCGGTCATATAGAAGGTGTTATTGGGCGTGATAGTGAGGAACTTATGCGTGTCTTGGGGACTGATTATACTGCTTATGAGTCGTCCTTTAGATCCGAGTTCATGGAGATGTGTGAAATGAAATTGTATCGCTATCTTGTCCAATTATTACCGGACGCTAAAGAATTCATTTCCCTTATTGAAGGGAAATTGTTGGGAACTAATGTATGCTACTTCAAAAAATTTAGGGCTATGATTGATGCAAGTCGGATGTCTGGTTAGAACAATACTTCATTAGGGAATGGTTTTTCCAATTTGATGAAATTTTTGTTTGCCATGGAAGAGTTTGGTTGCTCTGATTTCGATTGCGTCATTGAAGGTGATGATTGTTTAGCCATATATAAAGGAGTATGTATACCTAATATGTTCTATACCAGATTGGGTTTTACGATAAAGTTGGAATACTTTCGAACCTGTAATTACGCAAGTTTTTGTGGACAAATTTTTGATTTTGAAAGCCTTATAGTCATTGCAGACCCTATTAAAATTATTATGAATATTGGTTGGTCTGATGGGCGCTACTCGAACGCTTCGGAGAAGAAGTTGAAGGGATTGCTCCGAAGTAAGGGCTTCTCCTTAGTGTACGGGTATCCTGGTGCCCCAATTATACAATCTTTAGGCTTATGCCTTTTGAGATTGACTGAAGGGATTTCTTGTGTCTTAGACACATCTATGTCAAATTATGAGAAAGCGTTGTACAGGGTTATTATTCGATGTGACATTGCCAGTGTGGTTCGGGAGGTCCCGATGAGTAGTCGGGAAATGATGGCGGATGTCTTTGGATTTTCCGTCTTGGAACAAATTACTCTTGAAACATATTTTATGACTTTATCTAAAATTGAACCTTTGTGGCACCCCATAATTGAGGAAAGAATTAAACCCGATTGGAGACGTTATAATGAGGTTTATGTTATGGGAGGAGGGGGCAAATGCGAAAGATGGAGATTCAGCATGCCCGGTGCCTGCACTAACCTTGAAGCTATACGATGCCTAAAGGAAAAGGTAAACGTGGTGGGAAAGCAGGAGGACGTGGACGGCGAAAAGGCCGTAAGAATCAACCTCCGAAAGAGACGAAACAGTCCCCACCCAAAAAGAAACGATCTGGAAGGGCTGCCTCAGTAGGCGCCAAATTGGGTTGGGCGCTTGGCAATGCGCTCCTCGGTTCACCTGGTGCGAAGGCCGGTGAATTGTTGGGACGTGGTGCTGGTGCGCTTTTCTCAAAAATCACTGGTTTAGGTGATTATAAAGTAAATTCTAATACCCTAATGGGTGCTGCGGCGGCAGACTCATTACCGATGTTTGGTCGTGCCGGGAGGAGTACTCGGATTGCTCATCGGGAGTACTTACAAGATATTGTTACTTCTAGCACGATTGGGGCTTTTAAAATTGAAACTTTCCCGATCCAACCTGCCCTGGATGTTACTTTTCCATGGTTGGGTCCGGTTGCAACACAGTTCGAAGAATACCAACTTAATGGTGTTATCTTTGAATTCAAGTCTAATTCTTATGATGCTTTGGCTTCTACTAACACGGCTTCGGGTACTGTGATTATGACAACTAATTATAATGTTTATAATCCACAGTTTGTAAATAAACAGCAAATGGAACAGTATGAATTTACTTGTTCCTCAAAGCCGAGTGTAAATTTGATTCACCCTATTGAGTGCGCTCGGGGCGAATCTCCTCTAGTCACCTTGCAAACACGAAATGATGCTAAATTGCTTGGTGACCTGCGGCTTTATGATTTTGGAAATTTCAACATAGCTACTGTTGGGATGCAAGGCGCATCGACTAATATCGGTGAGCTTTGGGTTTCTTATGATATTTCCTTTTATAAACCCCGTGTTGGTAACGTCTCTGATGCCGTTGACCACTTCGTCCTTAATTCTGCAAAGGATATTGGATGTGGTGGTGGTAATTTCGGCTATTTCAGCTCCACTCCGACTCTTACATCTACTTCAAATTTCGGTGTGGAACTTGATAAAAAGCTTGGCACTATAACTATACCGCAGACTTATACTGGTAATGTTTATGTGTTGTACGCCATTTTCTGTTCACATTCTACGCCTGTGATTTCTTATCTTGAGATCACTGGTACTAATGGCGCTACTCCACTCAATGTATTCGGGACGGTGGGGACAGTTTCCCCACATAATAACTCGACTGGTCTTGCACCTTACATGAATTTTGCGAACACCCCTTATTCTGGCTACGGTCAGTATGTTTGCTTTTCTTGTGTTTCTGGTGGTACCATTACATTGTCGGGAGGTACTGATTTCACCCCCACTCTTGTGGATTCGGCTGATTTACTCGTTGGTACCTTACCCTCCTCGTTTTCGTAAATGTCTCTTGTTGGCCTGTTCTAAGATGAGTGCCTACTGCGTAGGTGTCTCTCGTTCAGGTCCGTACGTCTATCTTCTAAGTGATTTGTTCAATTAGACGTTAAACTTTTTGAAGGAAACAAC